TATATTGGCTTGTTCTGCAACAACTCTTCTCTCTACCCTAAGAGCCTCATCCAACCAAGAAACGAGGGACTTATAACATTGTCGTATCAGAGAAGAGGCTTGTTGGATGTTTTTCTGCGAAACTACAAACCTTTTGGATTTATCTTTGATGCTTGGGGCTTCAGCCACACAGCATAATATCGCAAGTTTTTGTATATGTTTTAATATTCTGTTAATGAACGTTTCCATTGCTTCAAACACTTCTTGCCTACTATGGGTAATATATTGCTCCATTAAGATACACTCTCGTAGTAAAGCATCATTTGCTTCACTAGAGAACTTTAGAACCCGCAATGGGTCTTGGTCTACTTCATTATATCTTTCCAATACTGTATCATAAATAGTAGCCAGGCTTTTAGAATACTTAAGCATTGGTTCGTCTCTTGATTGATGGGTTCCAAAATCAGCAATAAGCTTTCTTCTCATCTTCTTTTGAACCTCTTGTGGTACTTCCCAAACAAACATTAACATCCGTTGAAGAACTCCCTTTTCAGTAATAACTGTGGTTAGTTGTTTAGGTATGTAACTAGTAGCATAGGATGAACGCTTACATTCACATACTATTGGTTCATCTCCTATCTTCAACTTCTTCTTGATTTTCCAAGTTTCACCATACAAAGTATTCATGAACGTATTCAAGTATACTATTGCATTTGCCTTGTGTTGAGATTGCATAAATATACCAGAATATTCAAACTCATCCCAAATAGCTAAACCTTCTCCCTCTAATTGGCCAGGGATTGGAACATCAATCTCAATGGTTCTTGTCCTACCATCTTCATCTTCAATTTCCTCTTTCCTTCTTTCGTAAGAACCAATTAATGCAGCATCAGTATAGTCTGTTATATCAAAGATATTGAAATTAGTTTCATGCTTTTCATTGATTAGTTTAAACGTCTCCTTTACAATAGGCACATACCAATTGGTTAATGTTGATTTACCCGTTCCTGAAGTTTGTAGCCACAAAAACTGTAGTCTGGTATCATCCGTATTTACACCACTGGGTATTGCTATTAGGTCTTTCGTTAATTGTCCTACCATTGTAAAAAATGATAGGCTTGCTGGCACATAGTTATAATTAGATGCTTTAACTGCATCCTTGGTATAACTTACCACAACCGCAGGTAGAGATAATTTATCTGTCTCCACCTGTTTCATATTATCTATAAAGTTATAAAATAACTCATCTTCATCGTCTATTACTCTATTCATATTGTCACCTTGTCTTCACTATTTAAAACATTAAGTATTCGACTTGCTATCGTTGGTCCCAATCCATCTAGCTTGGCTATTTCTGCTGGGGTTGCTTCTCCTAATTCCATTAGGGAACCAAATTCTTTTATTAATTTTTTAGCTTTGCTTTCACTAACACCCTTGATGCTACTAAGCATATCTATTCTCAAATCATCAGTTGAAATTCTTTTTAATAAATGTGGTTGTACTATTGTCCTTTCTATTGGCCTCATTTTGCAAATAGTAGTTATAAGTTTTGCTGCTTTTTGCGGTCCTTCAACCCAAAATACTTGAGTGTCTGTATCTAATACAATCTTACCAATAGCCCCATAAAATTTATTTCTAATCATTTGTTCAGGCATCTTAATATTAACAAACTTAGGATACTCTAAGGCTTGATGTAGTGAACCATGTATCATCACAACATTATGTTCATAATGCCTATCCATATTATCTAATTGAACCCATATTCTTTTGCTTATGACAGACTGAAGAAAATCTATGGTAGACTTTGCTTCAACACACACATCACCAAATACATAGTCGCCTATCTCTAGCCATTTCTTTTCTGTAGGAATATTCAATCTATGGGCTTCTGACTCAACATACTCATAGAGGCTTGAGGATTCTCTACTGTCTATAATTAATTTATTCATATTCTATCCCCTCTCTGTAATCCTGTCAATGCATGAAACCTGTATTCTAAGTTTGCTAACTTGGGGCCGGGTACAAAGTCTTCATCTAAGGCAATCATAACCTCACATAAAAGACGCTCCAATTCTTTTACGTGTTCCTGACATTTTCTAAATTTATAATTAATTGTCATTCACAATACCTCCAACATTTTCCTGGGCAATAACCTTGTGGAATTAATACTGTCTTACATCCCGGAGCATGATAACCATTATCAACAATACCCGCAACATATCTCCTAGTAGTGGGTTCATCCCAATCCAACCAAACCTCATCATTAGATGCAATAGTTTCAAACTCCTTCATTATTATCTCAACAATTTCTGCTTTCTTTTCAATAGGTAATTCTCTTTCACCCATTGCTAATATATCTCTATACCATTGTGCTAAATAAACTCGCGCATAATGTCCTGGATTTTCAACCATAATAGCATTATATAAGCATGGTAATATTGGTATTTCTCCTGGTGGTTTTGGGGCTTCTATTTCGATATCTGAAACTTCAATTGGTTTTACTTTAGGCCAGCTTGCTAACTTAGTTCCACAAATTGGAATCCATTCTTGTTGTGTCCTAGCCAAGTCCCTTATGTTTTGGGGTGTATTCATTTCATAAACTTCAAGAGGGATACAATAATATGGCCCATCGCTACTGAGGTTGACTGTATTTGGTATCCTACGAAGCCTATTAGTTTGAATGCCGCTTCTATCAAGAGTAGGATGGTCTTTAGCCAAACTGGTATAATACTGTTGAATGCTTCTGATATCACTAACCGTTTCCCCATAAACTATAATATGAAATCCATTGCCACTAAAATAACTTTGATGCATTGTATTGCTATCTTTTAGTTTAACACAAATTTGTAAAAAATCCCAATGAGCATCATCTAATGGTTTACCATGTGCATCAAAATCTAGAAACATTCTATCTATAATAACCGATGAATCTACTTTTGAAGTTTCAGCATAATACTTGAAATCATATACTGTAGTATAACAATTCATCTTTCCATTGAAAGCATTTACCCAATCAACAAACTCTTGTTTATTCTTCACTATCTGTCGCTTCATCTGAGGAGCGTTCTTTATGTGGCTCCCCGCCCAAACTTCTCTCGGAAACTTCATTATTATCATCCTCATTAAAATTTATTTTTGCATGTATTAATTCTACTTTCATTATATCGGCTACATTTTCTCTAAGTGATGTCATTACTAAGTGTTGGAAGTCCTCTCCTACTACATGCCATACTAAATCTAATTTTTCCTTAGCAGATAACTCATCATACAATGTTTCTGCAAAATTCTTTACTACACTGTTTATATCTTGTAAGTCTACAAATGACCATTCTCTTTCTTTTAACATTTCTTTAACTCTTTCATCTATCATTCTTCTTCCCCCAACAA